ATTGGAACTGTCCCGATCAAACACGTGGACATTGGCGTCCTTATTGAGACCGCTGGACAACGTGCTTACGTGATCGGTATTCGGACGCTTGGTCAAGCCGTCAACTACGGAGCTTAAAGCGTTGGTCTGAGACTCCGCTTGTCCTGCATGTCTAAGATTGTCAGGTTGTTGCGAGACCCCTTGAACGAGGTTCGGTACGCTCGTGGTGATTAATGGCATTTGTTTCTATTGATCATCGATCGATCACGCGCAGTACGTCGGCGTTGTCGAATATGGTGCGATCCGCGTTTTCCGAGTCGCTGTCAATCGCAGTGGCTTTGGAATGAATCTCGTCACGTAACGTAAAGGCTTCGATCTCGGGCGATCCCAAGAAGCGATTGGCGAATTTCCTTGCTGCCTTGATTACGATATACGTACGGAATTGCTGGGGTAACTCGGTAAATTCGAGTTCAAAAGTGATAGTGACGTCCAAGTCTTCGCTGAAGACGTCGGTATGGTTCTTCCTGTCATACAACGCAGTTCCTCGCTGAACGATGTCCAAGTCGGTGTACTTGTCGATTGGCACGTCTATTTTCAACGTGTTGCTGGGAAGTGTGAATTTGTTCGACGCGTTTCTTACCAACGGATATTCGAACTCGGTGTTGAAGTGCCAACCGTCGGCTTGTACCTCGCGATTGACTTCATCAAGGGCGTTCAAAGCCGTGACTGCGGATACGGGAAGACTGCTTCCGCTGATCGTGTTTACGGGAGATTCTCCGATAACTCCGAGCATCGTGTTAACCGCTTCTAGCTTTGATGTAAGTGCCATAATGATAATTAGTTAGTATTAAAAACTGGTCGCGAGGAGGAGCCGAGGACAAAACGAATAAACCCCGACCCCTCCAACACAACCAAAAAGCTTACGCTACGAGTTCAAGCGCGCATTCGCCACGGAGAATTCCGTGACCCATTGCGTACTTCGCTACGAAAAGCGTGCCTTGACGTTCGATCTGATACTCGGACTCGGTAGCGAGATCGAGCAACTTGACCGTACCAACAGCCGAAGGATGAGCAACGATGCCAACCGTATTACGGAAGTCGCCGTTGTATCCTGAGCCACTGCCACCGAATACGTCGTTGGACGCAGCGCCGTCGCCTGTAGCAACCGCAGACAAGTCAGTCGTAGGAATGTTCGTGGACTTGTAGATGTCGATACCTGCAACTTGAGGAATCGTACCGCTAGCAAGCGACCCTGAACCTCCTACGTCCTTATTGGAAGCGGAAGCGGAAACCGACAAAGCTCCGCTCGCGCCCGTGATCAACAGGTAGTAGTCGGTTGGGTTGAGAACGCAGAAGCGACCTTCGCTGGGAACGTCGTTGTTGTCGAGCTTCGCAGCGGCGGTGAACAATGCAGCAGTGAGATCAGCACCAGTGAAAGCGGCTTTAGTACCAGCAGAACCTGGAGCGCTGAGATCATTGTTGGGTATGTCCACTTGAGCGCCTACGTTACCACCAGTTACGCCTGGAGTAGCGTCACGAGCAGCGGCGATGAACACCTTGGCGAGAGCGATGTCGAAACGCTTGGACAACGCGCGTCCCAACTCTGTCGAGTAGACGGAACGAATGTCGTAGTGATTCTTGACGTCGTCAATGTTACTGAGGAACGAAGAAGCGAGGAGAACGTCGTCGATAGTGATGACCTTCTCGTTCTTCTTGGGATCGCTCAAGTAGCTGTTACCTGCGTCCGCAATGTTCTCCCCTGGAGTGTGATAGGAAGCGGTAGCAATGCCCGTAACTGGGAACTGCGCGCTCTTGCCATTCTCGATGGTGCGTACCGTGTGCAGTGGTTTGAATACGTTGTTCGATTCAAACGTCGTTAATATTTCGCCAGCAAACTTCTTCAGAAAGAGAGCGTCAACCGCTCCTGCTGAATTAATCTGACCGACGCGTGAGGGAGTAGTGTCTCCATTAGCCATGATTTATTGTCTCCTTAATTTGAGAATTAATGTGATGTGATGTTTGACTTCAACGCGTCGAGTTCGTTCGTAGTTATCCCGCGCACGGGGCAACGACTAATGTCGTCGGTGATGTCGAAAAGTGTTGTTAGCGTCTACCGCCTGGAGTGAAGTAGAACCCTACTATTAGCGGATAGATGCAAGTTACGGCGAAGAGGGAAATATGTCCGCTTGTAATTGCCATATGGGTTTGTGCGACTTGAAAATCGATGAGTCCCCATAGGAACGAGTTTCTGCCCTCTCCGTCAAGATTCGTTGTTGTGAGGATTGGAACGCTTGGATAGACGGTGGTAAGGAGGGTGATTGCCGAGAGTGTACACATGCCGATAACAGCAAGCATACGCCTAGTGCCACGCACAAAGGCTCCACCGTCACCGCCGTTAAGCGTTTCTTGAAATTTAAGCGCATAGTCATTGTTTCGAGCCTCCCTCATCATTTCCAGTTCGTACTTCTGTTGACGGGAATCGACCATTGCGCCGAATACTCCCTTTAAGATTGATCCCATCGCTGCGGAACCTCCGCCCGTCAGGAACAACGTCAACAGTTCGAACATAGTTAGATATTGGATACGGACAGTCTACGGTCCACCTCGGCGTGATACGCCTTGTCCCCGCTCTTGTATCGTGGGTCTTGCATTGCGCGGCTGACTTCTTGCATTGATTGATACGGCATGGTTGAAGTGCCAGTCGTGTTACCCGTGACGAGCTTTGGTTGATTGCCACCCGTCTCCGCTTTGTAACGCGCGTACATCCCGCTCACCACGAGCTTGGCTTGTTCGATGGTTCCGTTGTTTACCGTTTCGTTAAAAGTGTTCATCTCCTCGTCCGAGAGTTGTTTGCCAGCCCATTCGGACATGGCGTCGTAGTCACCGTTGGCTGCCGACTTGATCTGCGTTGCTTCGTTCTCTTGCAGGGCTGCTTGCCCACGCGCAAAGTTATCTACGAGTTCCCTGCTTAACCCTGCCTTTGCAAGAGCTTCGTAAGTCTCGTCCTTAAGCGCCCCGTCATTTTCAAAGAACTCCTTAGAAGCGTCTTCAATAAGCGATTGATTAGCATTAAGATCACTAGGGACCTCCTCATTATCAGTCGTATCTTCGTTTGTTTGTTCTTGTGCATCTTCTTGCGGGTCGTCCGTTTTGTCTTGTCCCAGCTTAGATTCAAGCTCGCCGTAGGCTTTCGCCATGTCTTCCGCATTCTTGAACTTTTCGGGCAACCATTCGGGACGGTCCGTTTCCTGTACGTCTTCAGTTGTTTCTTCGGGTTCCACCTCGTTAGGGGTAGGTTCGTTCACTTCCACTTTTTGATAATCTGCCATAGCTCGTTTTACTCGGTTGTTGTTGGTGTTGGTTGTTTACTGCTCGACGGGCGCTTCGCCCTCTTCTTGCGGTACTTGTTGTTGCTGTTGAGCCATCGCGTTTATAGCGGGTCCAACGGCGGGGGCGCCAAGCTTCATCATCATTTCCTGTTGCTGGGCTTGTTGCGTAGCCATTTGAATTTCCTCGTCCGACTTGATCAGTCCTTCGGTCTCGATACCAAGCGCGATGGCTCGACGTTTGAAGTAATCTCCGACGTTGACGTATTGAGCGACTGCTTCGGGACCAACCACTTGATTGGCACCTGCAAGGAACATGTCCAAGCGGTTAAGATCATTGCCACGGCCAAGAGCTTCGATGCCCGTTACGATCGTGGGCTTGACGATGTCCTTCGGTAGTTTGGGCAAGTTGTCCTTTTTGCTCATTCTGTCCATGAGACGAGTAACGAGCGGAAGTTGGAATTCTTGCGATAAAATGGAATACAGCCCGCCCAGAGCGGATTCGAGTTCTTGTGATAACATGCGAATTTCTTCCGCCGTAACCCGTTCTGCGTCTCTAACGACGGAGCTGTTTAAAAGAAAGGCGTGACTGAGACGGTCTTGAATCTGAGCCATGACGGTCTGAGCAACGCGAAAGTCATTGAATTTGTTCAGTTGAAGAACGGAGACGTCCCCATCGGAACCCTGTACGATAGCGCCGTTGGGAGCTTCCGCAAGCGTACGCGCGCGTGTAGTCCCGTTAGGGTTGATCATGAACAAGACCTTGGCAGCGGCTGCCGAACCTTCCACGATCGCTTTGGTCAACGCTTCCAGACTCTTCAAGTCACCAAGATATTCTTCAACGAACCCGCGTCCGTAGTCTTCCCCGTCGATACGCGTGTATCTAAGCGGTAACCACGGGGACTTGTCGATGGGGTATTCCCCGCTGGACTCTTCGATAACGATGCCCTTGACGTCTTGCTTGACAACGAACTTGTCACCTTCCCTACAGATCGAGGTGTACAGGTCGCAGGTGTTCTCCTTGGATTCCTTGTAGACTTCGTCCCTTACGCTTTCGGGAAGCATGAACGGGGCTACGGTCTCCTTGACGGCGATATGCGTAACGTTCCCCATCGCGTCGCGCTTAACAACGTAACGGTCAGGACGGAACACTCTCATACCGCCGTCGTCGGGGAGGTAGAGCAAGGCGTTACCTGTGATTAACAAATTCTTCAACGCTTCGAACACGCCCACGCGGAACGCTTCGACTTCGACTTCTTGGCTAACTGCGCGTTCAACGTCGCTTAAAGCCTTTTCCAGATCGGTGCGTAATTGTTCGCCTCCTTCTTCGCCCATCTCCGCTTTGGCTTTTTCAAGCTCGTAACGGTCGATGACCAAACGAAAGAAAGGAGCGTTAGGCGGAAGCAAAGCAAGCAATAGCTTGGAAGCGAGGTTGTTTACTCCGCGTGCTCCAATGCCTTGATACGGCGTGTAGTACTTCGTGTGTGGTCCGTGTCCGTCGGGTGGCAGGACGTAAGGAATGGTCAGTTCGGAAGACTCCCTGCCCCGATCAAGGAACGTCCATCGTTGTCCTTCGAGTTGTGTGTACAGGCTTTCAGCCGTTTCGTATTGCATGTATAAAAAGTTATTCTGGCGGGTTCGGATCAGACCATTCGCTAGTTGCGAGGATGGCGAGGATTTCAGAATGGGTAAGCGTGTCTTTTCCATATAGAAAGCGTGGCTTGGACGCTTCGTACTTAACAAAAGTTCGAGTACCTGCCAAGTTATAACGCACCGTATCGACGCTCGTCTCAAGTACTTGTGAAAAGTCAACGGACGAGACTTCGTCTGAATCGATGATTACGTATGTCCTGCTCATGTTGGCACGTCGGTGGCAAAGCCCGCTCCGTTCTCAAGATTTAGCGGATTATTAGCCGCGCTCCCGCTATCCGCAACAGTTGTTCCCGTTCCTTCTTCCATGCGCCACCAATGCAACGGTGAATCAAGAGATGCGGGAACGCCTGAGTTATAGATCGCAGAAAGGTTTGAAGTTTGATCCGAGTCCCAAATCGCAAACTCGTCCACTTGTCCTTTGAATGGGTCATAGACTCCGTTGTAGTAAACTCCGATATAATCAAAGCGCATGGTGGCGGTACTTGAGGAACTTGCGATAGCTGTTCCGTCCCCGTCCAAATAAACTTTTATATCGTCCGCTGAATCACGAGCGATGAACAAATGATGCCATGCGTTATAACTGATCACGCTTGCGCTTGTAAATGAGCCAAGGCCACCCCCCTGTTTGTAATATGCAGTTGCCCCGCTCACAATCAAACCGAAATACCATTGGCTACCTCCCGATCCCGATCCAATCAAGTCCCAGCCGCCCCCTGACGTGCATTTGAACCAGCAGGAAATGGTGAACTCGTCCGAGATAACTATTGCCCCCGCTGATCCGCTTGTCGAAGCAACGCTTGTTTTGCCCCGATCATTAGAACCATCCAAGTCGCAGGAATGGGTGTTAGATAGTGGCGCTGGGGCTCCTCCTCCACCTTGAGCGTCAAACCCGTAAAGCGTACCGAACGCAGGTCTCTTGAACCCCGAAGGAATTCCTGTCAAGCCGCTTGGTTGCTTGAGGCTGGTAGTTGGGAACGTCAGTGCCATTGTTTATAAGGAGTCTACGGTTCCCGTAATGAATACGGAGTAAGTGCCGTCGGTTCTTGCCGAGACGTTACCGCGTATCTTTTCGTAGTGCCCGTGGTCGTCGCGTACGTTGACGTTGCCATTAGCCGTGACGGCTTCGCTGTGTATGACCCGCCA